AAAGAGCGGATGGAGATGGAGGTTGAGCAGCGCAAGCTCGACCTTGAAGAAAAGCGCATCGACCAAGCCACCGACCTCGCCCAGATTGAGGTCAACAAGGTGGAGGCTGCAAGCTCCAGCATCTTTGTGTCCGGCTGGCGTCCTGCCATCGGATGGATCGGCGTTGCGGCTATGGGCTATCAGTTTCTGGCCTATCCGCTGTTCCAGTGGGGCTGGAAGTGGGCGCAGGCTTCGAGTTGGATTCCTGCTGGGTTAGAACCCCCTCCGGTACTGGACGCAGACCAGCTCTGGGTGATACTATCAGGCATATTGGGCATCGCTGGGATGAGGTCTTTTGAGAAAACCAAAGGCGTTGCCAGCAAGTAAAGGTTGCCCATGCCGTTAAAGAAATTGCTATTTCGCCCGGGAGTGAGCCGTGAGAACACGCGCTACCTGTCGGAAAATATTGGCCCCACCGGGGTTAATGGCGCGTACTCGGCTGGCTGGTACGAGTGCGACAAGATTCGTTTCCGCTCCGGTACGCCCGAGAAGATCGGGGGCTGGAATCGAATTTCTTCTAATTTCTTTCTGGGGGTGTGCCGATCCATGTGGAACTGGGTGACCCTTGGCGGGGCAAATTTGCTGGGCGTTGGTACCAACCTCAAGTTTTACATTGAGAACGGGGGCGCTTACTACGACATTACGCCAATCCGCGCATCCAGCACCATCAACAACAACCCGTTTGTGGCAACGCTAAGCTCCAGCGTCATCACCGTTACCGACACTGCGCACGGTTGTTTTACTGGTGATTTTGTGACCTTCAGCGGGGCTGTGGGCCTTGGCGGAAACATCACGGCAACAGTTTTAAACGCAGAGTACCAAGTCACCGTGGTGAATGCAAACAGCTACACCATCACCGTTTCTGCCGTGGCTAACGCTACGGACGTATCAGGCTCTCCCGGCGGCGGGGCTTCGGTTGTTGCGGCGTACCAGCTCAATACGGGCCTTGAGTACGCAGTCCCTCTCATTGGTTGGGGCGCTGGCGGTTGGGGGCTAGGCCCATGGGGCACAGGTTCGACTTCGTTAGAAACTATTCGGTTGTGGAGTCAGTTTAACTTTGGCGAAGACTTGATCTTTGGACCGAGAGGCGGTGCCATTTATTACTGGGATTCTTCGGTTGGTACAGGAACTCGGGCCGTCAACTTGACCACCTTGGTGGGCGCTTCGGATGTTCCTACGGTGCAGAACTTTCTGCTAGTTTCGGATGTGAGCCGTTTCGTGCTGTGTTTTGGCTGCAATGATATTGGAGCTGCCACGCAAAACCCAATGTTAATCCGCTGGTCTGACCAAGAAGACGCAGTAAACTGGACACCAGCGGCAACAAACCAAGCTGGCAGCTTGCAGCTATCCCGTGGCTCAGAGATCATCACGGCCATCCAATCGCGCCAAGAAATCATTGTGTTCACCGACAACGCTGTGTATGCGCTTCAGTACCTTGGCCCACCGGCTGTATGGGGTGCAAATTTGCTGGGCGACAACACATCCATCGTCAGCCAGAACGCAGTCACCATTGCATCTGGGGTCACATACTGGATGGGCGTGGACAAGTTTTACAAATACGACGGTCGAGTCCAAACTTTGCGCTGCGATTTGCGCCAGTACATCTTCTCTGACCTTGATAAAAATCAGTATTCGCAAGTGTTTGCGGGAACTAACGAGGGCTTCAACGAGGTCTGGTGGTTCTACTGCTCGGCAGGTTCAACCGAGGTGGACAAATACGCCATCTACAACTACCTTGAAGACATCTGGTACTACGGCGATATGAGCCGCACGGCGTGGCTAGACTCGGGGCTGCGCGACTACCCACTGGCTGCTACGTACCTGAGTAACATTGTGAATCATGAATCAGGTGTGGACGATAACTCCACAGCCACATCAACGGCAATTACAGCAACAATTACTTCCGCTGAATTTGATTTGGATGACGGGCACAAGTTTATGTTCCTGTGGCGCGTCCTGCCGGACATCACCTTCCGTGGATCAGAGGCCGCATCTCCTACGGCCCGGATGTACATGCAGCCACTGAAAAACTCTGGCTCGGGGTACACCACGCCCCCCTCGGTGGGCGGTGAAAACAACCAACCGATCACGCGCACAGCGGTGCTGCCGATTGAGGCATTCACCGGACAGATTTACACGCGGGTCCGTGCGCGTCAGATGTCTGTAAAAGTAGAGAGTACCGACCTTGGCGTAACTTGGCAGCTTGGAGCTCCACGATTGGACCTCAGAGCTGATGGATCGAGGTAAATATGGGCATGTTCAGTCGCGTTACGCCGCCTCGGCCAACTGGTGCTCCGCAGGAGTACACCCCTGTATTTATGGATCAGATGCAGAACATTCTCAACTTGTTTTTTAAGCAGATTGATGCCGTGCAGCCAATTAACATTGCTGGTTTAAACATCGACATAAATACGCTACCAACACAAGCCAACCTAGCCAATCTGCGCGTGGGTGACGTATATCGGGACACCACTGCGTCCAATGTCTTGAAAGTGAAGGTCTAATATGGCAAACCCATGGGACGAGGCATATTCTCAATATGCCAATCAAGCGCGGTCGGGGGACATCACTGCTGATTTCATCCGCAAGACGTATGGCAATCTTGAGGGTGGTAAGTCTGAAAAGGGCAACTCGTTTGCTGACCGGGTGATTGCCATCCACCAAGAGCTGGAAGATCAGAAAAAGAAATACAAGGTGCCAACCTCTGCTGGCAAAATTGGTGAAGCTGACACGGTTTGGGATACCGCCTTCCGGCTGGCAGAGACCGGCACGGATTCTCTCTACGACCTTGGGCAACGAAAAAAGGAAGTTGTTGGGTACGAGGGCGAGGGCGGCGGTACGTACACGGCGTTTGAAGATGAGCTGTATCACAAACCCACAGGTGCGGCTGTCACCATGCCTAACCATGGTTTTAAAAACGATTACTTCTTAAAGTTCGCTCCAGACGGAACACCAATCCCCTACTCCACCAATCAGAAGAGCGATTTTGTCAAGTTTCGGGATGATTTTGTTAAGGGTGCGTCTTTTGTGGGTACGTTTATACCCGGTGCTGGGCCTTACATTGCCGCTGCCAACGCAGCCTATGCGGCATCCAAGGGGGATTGGGAGAAGGCCTTAATGTCTGGCTTGGCTGCAGCAGTCCCGCTGAGTGGTCAGTTTGGCGCATCAGCCAGCACGGCAGCAACCCTCAAAAATGTCCAGCAGGCAGCGTCAGTACTCAAGGCGCTGGAAAGCAAAGACTTGCTTGGACTTGCAATGTCTGGTGCAAACTTGGCTGGAGTTTCTGAGGTCGCTGGTTTTGATATGAAAGATATCAAACAGGCTGTTGGCATGGTCACGGCGCTGCAGAGTGAAGACCCCATGGCTATCGTCAAAGCTGGCGCTGGGTATCTCCCAAAGGGTGACACATACGGCTTTGATTCAAAAGATTTGATTCCGGGTGGTTTTGACTACAACCAAGTCTTTGACCCCAATACCGCCGGGTTGGTTGATATGTCTGAAAAGCCATCTGACCCCAACTACAAGCCCACAACTGACTTCAGTATTGGTGCAGACTACAGCCTTGCGCCAAAAGAAAATGGCTTGGGGTTTAAGGTTACGGCACCACCAGAGGTGTTTAATAAAGACGGGTCGGTCAACTACGACTTGTTTGATTACGACAAACTGTCGCAGCTTGGCATGGACATGCCCAAGAGCCCAAACCTTGACGGCATGGGCGGCGGGCAGGGGCTACGCATCCCTGTTGAAGGCGGCTACATCACTGAAGATGGATTTATTCCTGAAGGGTACACGCCCAATCTTGGTGACCCGAACTCCTTCATCAACAAACCACCCCCGGGTGGTGACGTGTCCATCAAGGGCGCATTGGATGCTAGTGCCAAGTCCACGCTGAACGATTTAAACAAGCAAAATGCCCCGAAGACCAGCGCTCCCCCAAAGACCAGCACCCCCGGCTCAGGTATGGACATCAACCAACTCATGTCTTTGCTTGGGGGACAGCAAGCCGCACCGACAGTTGTAAGCTCTGGTCAGGACAACTCTGCAGACGTACAATTGATGGAGAATATTTTTGGAACCACCATGTCTGCGCCTCCGGCAGGTGATACCGCTACACGAGCCCGCGAACTTGCGCGGCTTTTAAGGAGCTGACATGGCAAGAAGATATGCACCCCCAACGTACGACGAAGACGGCGCTATTCTGGAATATGGATATGAGTACGACGATGGCGAGAGCGAATCACCTGCAACGAAAGAAGTTGTGCCGGAGCAGCGGACGGCAGAACTACAACCGGGCGATAAGTATTATGACTACGGGCCACCACCCTCGGCGTCACCACCCTCGGCGTCACCAGACTTTGCTGGCGGCAATTCGCAAGACCACGACTTCACCAAAGAAGAAGCTGACACTCTCTGGAAAGCTGGGGTGTGGGATCAGGTAAAAGGTCTTGGTCAAAAAGCGCTTGACCTATTTAAGACGAATGGCGAGTACGACCTTAAAAAACTGTTGGCTATGGGCGCTGGGCTTGTTGCCGCAAACAAACCCAACAACGCAGCCCCCACTGGCTACCAAGGCAAGATTCCAAAGCTGACGGCCACAAGCAACATGTTGACCGCGCCCCCCGTGGGTCGTCGTCCCGGCTCGGGCGGCATCAACTACGGCGGTGGGGCCACGTTCCGCGACGAAGCCGGAAATGTGGTTTCTTCCAACGAGAAGACCTTGCAGCAACTGCGCGACGCTGCGCAAAGTAACCCATACAACCGGGGCGCTACCTACGAAGTCAAAAACGGTTTGGGTGCAAACAGTTTGGATGAGCTGCTGGCGTTAATGAGACCGTCAGAAGCAACAACTGCAGCAAATACGGCGGCAAATACGGCGGCAAATACGGCAGCGAACACCGCAGCCAGCGCAGCAGCAGCCTCGGCAACAAACGCCTCTGGCTTGGCCGCATTGACGGCAGCAATAAACGCCGCAAAGCCTGCAGCCGCACCGGCCACAACTTCCACAACCCCCAGCCCAACTGCAGCAGCTTCCGGTAACACGGTTGCGCTCAGAACCCAGCTTCGTGATGAGTACGCGGCTGGCCCCAAGACCCAAGATGCTCTGGACAAGCTGTTGCTGAAGTATCCACCTGCTGCAATGCAGGCTGAGTTTCCTGAGTTTGGCAATGTTGGAAACTACAACACAGCCACCATGGAGGCTTACTACCGTCAGGAGCAACAAGCCCGTCAGCGCAACCGTGAGGCAATGAGGGGTTCGGAGCAAGGAGTGGTAGTTGCAAACCCCGGTGGTGATGCGCAGATTTCCACCCCCGCAGCCCCCAAAATGTCCGCTATTCCGGAGTCGGAACTGTTTGCGGCCCGCGCAAAGCTTTCTCCTGAGCAGGCAGCTCTTATTGACTGGCGGATGGCACAGGTCAACCCAATGACGGGCCAACGTGTTGCCGATGACTATGCCCGACAAGGTTCAAACCCGTATGCCGGTAACGCTGCGACCCAAGCGCAAGAGCAACTCAATCAGGCCAGCGGCAGGAAGGAGCTGCTGTCCCAAAGCGGCGTAAGCACTGCAGGCATTGCGCCGTGGGAAGACCAAAACTGGCGCGCCCAACAGCAGGCCAAGGAAGACGCAGAACGTGCCCGCATGGATAAGCAAATGGCAGATTACATGGCCATTCCAGAGGCAGAACGAACCGTTGTTGGGGGCGGAGGATCATCAACTCCTACTTCCGGTTACGGCAACTACCTTGGCACACCCATGTACACAGCCCCTACGGCAGCCGGAGGCATTGCCGACTTGGTTTCAGCATCCACTGCCCCTACCCCCTCAGCTCCTGCCGATCCCGGCGAACCCGCCGCACGACTACCCAATGTAAACGATTGGGCAAAAACTCAAGAGGGTCAGGCGGCTGGCGGTATAAACAGCGTATACGGCAGCATCAACCAGTTTTTGGCTGGTAATCCGTCGCCAGAAGCACTGCAGACCGCCATGCGGGATTTTGGAGTGAGCGATGCAACTTTAGCGGCTGCAAAATCATATGCAGCCACTCCTACGGCTTCAGCGCCCCCCGAGCCTGCACCGCCGGAAATCTACTTTGACCCTACCGCTGGTGGCGGCGGTATGGCGGCAGGCGGCCTTGCACCGAAAGGTTTCGTCGTCCCCGCTGACGTGGTGAGCCACTTGGGCAACGGCAGTTCCGAGGCTGGTTTAAAGCTGTTGGCTGCAAACCTCTGCGCTGAGGCCATTAATCCTTATTCTTCCCAGATCGGAAGAGCACCCT